GCTTTACTTTCATTCTCTGTTGGCGCATAAAGGTCAGTCATGGCACGGTTAAGCATGGTACCTGCTGCAGAACCAACCTCACCCTGTTCAGCCAGTCTCAGAAGTGAAAGCGTAACTGAATCAGCGGCTTGTGAATAAGTGTTTGCAGTAGCTCCGGAAGTGGCAAGAGCCTCACCCAACTGCTGAACGTTGGTGTTTGCCATTGTTGCACCCTTGGCCATTAGATCAGCATAGTATTGTGCGTTATTCATGCTGTCCTGAAATCCCTTAACGGATGTGGTAACGTAGCCTGCTGATTGTGCAAGATCCATGTTGCCTGCTGCCGCAAGGTCAAGTACCACAGGAAGACCTTTTATCTGTTCCTCAGCATTTAATCCGGACATGGCCAGGATATTAAGACCTTCAGCTGACTGGATAGCAGTAAATGATGTTGTAGCGCCCATCTGCTTGGCATAATCTCCGAGGTTCTGTATGGATCCGGATGTAGTGCCCATTGTGGCCGCTACCTGAGACATAGAAGCTTCAAATTCTCCGGATATGTTAAGACATTCCTTATAGGCATTTGCCAGCTCCTTGAATCCTTGGATGATACCTGCCGCCACAAGTGCTGAACCGATACCATTAAGGGCATCGATGGTGCTGTTACCAAGTTCATTGGCTTGTTCTGCGGCCGCTTCTTCCTGCTTCTTTAACTCCGCCATTTCAGACTCAAGACGGTTTGACTCACCGGTAAGGTTCTTGACATCAATGCCAGCCTCGGTCATAGCATCACCCATAGCGTTAAGCTTATCGGTCTGCTGTTGTAATGAGTGACTCGTCTTGTCTATCTGACTTTGCTTTGCCAGGAGCTTGTTCTGCAAGTCGGAGGACTTCCCACCTGTTTCCTCAAGCTCCCTTTGAATATTGTCATACTGCTTTGTTAAAAGCTGTAATTTACTCTGTGTTTTTTCAATAGCCTGCTGTTGCTTTTCATACGCAGAAATCTGACTTTGCTGATTGTTTAGCTCTATCAACTGACTCTGCATCTTGGCAACAGTAGCCTGTGCCTTACTAAAGGAGTTTGTGAAGCCACTTTGTACTTGCCCATTAAGAGCAAACATCATTTGATATTCTTTTCCAAAACCGGCCATTATCAACCTCCCTGTTTGTTACTTGCCTCTATCATCTGATTGGATGTACCGACCCAACGAGCTAGGCTCTGTATGGTCTGCGTAGTCCAAAATGAAACAGATGTTGAATAATTACGTGCCATTGATAGGCATAATCTGCGGATCTGTTCACATGGTTCCTCAGAACTTATTCCGCTGTGTTGAAAAAATTTCTTGCGGCGTTTCTCAACTCCTCATATTTCTTGATAGGTAATGCTTCAAGATAATTCTTATCGATTGGCTCTTTACAAGCCTTTGCACTCATGATCGTGAGGAACTCACCGGATAACCTGGCTGATAAGAGAATTTTTCCATGTCTAGCCATTTCATCCTCAATGTCTAAGAAGTCTTTTCCTGTGAGTGCACTAAAATCAAAATGCAGTGAATTGTATGTCTTGTCCTCGTATGTGACTGGCTTATTGAGGTTCAGTGTGAAATCATTGCTCTGTGTCTCGTTATCAATCTCATTTACAAGGTCTTCTGTTAACATTTCATCTTTCTTTGCCATAATTTCGCTCCTTTTCAAAAAAAACACCTAGAGAATTGCTCTCTAGGTGGTACCAACAATAGAATTTTGATTATCTGCCGAGTGCTTTTCTTACGCTCTGAAGGTAGTCCTTACCCTTGATGATGCAGATGTAGTTCATTGGGTCGATCTCTGTCTCTTTCTTACCATCAATGTAAGTGGCAAAGTATCTAACCGCATACTGTCCGCTAGGGTTTGATGCACTGTGAGGTGCAAGAGTGCCACCTGTAAGCTGCTTAGGTATTACAACCATAACGTGCTTAATGGGTGTGTGCTTGATTACATTGTTTACACAATCCTCATCCTGTCTTGCACCTCTGAGATCAAGGTGATGGCGCTCAGGTGTAGCAAGAGAATAAGCCTCGTCTGTCATCTCTCTGAAATTGATTGTGCAAGTCATAGCATCAAGGTGTGGAGTCACAGCCTCAATGTTTCCACCAACACCAGCTCCGGCCATTGACTGAACAATGAATGAGAGATCTGGGAGTGTAACACTTGCAGTTCCATCGTAACGAGTACCGTCCTCGTATACGTCATAATTAACGGTTAACTGTTCCATATATTCCTCCTTCTTTAGCCCTGAAGAGCAGTCTCAACGTAGGAAGCATCATACTCAAGTGTGAAGTCGAGCTCCTGCATTGGTGATGGTGGTGTGATGTAAACGTGAAGCTTGATGATACCTGCCATCAAGTTAGACAGAGGGTTTTCTGACTCTATCATCTCGCAACGAGCTCCGAGAAGATAGCCGCCGCCTACAAGACCGTTAAGCCAAATGTTGCATGAGTCAAGGACTGTATCGATGAGTCTGCGGTTCATTGGTCCGTCGAGCTTGCTCCAGAATGTCTTGATAAGGGTGTTGTTGACGAAGTCAAACATACGGTTTACAGGTATGAAATAATCCTTAACATCAGATGATGCAGGATAGCATCCTGTGTAGTTGCCCCATACTACGAATGAACCCATGAAGTTGAGAGCAGTAACAATACCGGCATTATTTAGTGTGTTAGCCTGTGCGTGTGTGAGAAGTACGGCTGTACCGTCAGCAAGGCAAAGACCATCACCGGCAATAGACTTGTTAGATGGTGACTCATAAGGAATACCACCATTATCAACATCTGTTGCCGCCATCCTTCCGGCTACCATTGTTGACATGTGGAACTTCATAGTACCAATCTTTACGTATGGCCAACAAACAACCTCATTCTCATCGTATGAGCCGTTATTCTTTGCTGTTACTGCAGCAGTATATGATGCCGCTGCGATATCAACGAGTGCCTTTGCTCTGAACATTCCGTTGATTGCTGGAGCCTTAGTAGCCATTACAGATGAAACTGTAGACTGATCTGAGAAGCCAGGAGCGAGGAGAATGTCAGGAACTATTCCGAACATTGACATACAGAGCTCAACTGACTCAAAGCCTGCTGCAACCTGTGCGGCTGTCGCTGTGTACTCATGTGTATCAGAGTCCTCTGTACCAACGGCGGTAACAATGAGAGGCTGACATGAGAAGAGCTTGAAATGAGCATAAATAACCTCACATACTGGGTAAGCACTCCAATCGTCAGACCAGCCGAGCTGTTCAACAGCCTCGCTATATGATGTGCAAAGCACTGGTTTTCCAATAGTTGCGGCTGTTCCTGTCGCTGTTGCTAATGGAGCTGGACCAACTACGAAAGGAATACCTACACTAGCAGTGTTTGGTGTAGATACCGCAGTAGCGGCTTGTGTGACATAAATGCCATGATTAGCCATTTTCTAATCCTCCTTAATTATTTGCCCCGAAGGATGTCGTTGTACGCCTTGTACAACTTATCGCCCGGTGTTTTCATACGTTTCTTTGCATCCATAGACTCTGTCGCATTCACGATAAAAGTCTTGATGTCGGGTCTTTTCTGCAATGCAATCTGAACCATAGGGTCTTTGATTGCCTCTGCAGGAGTGCCCATTATGATCGTTCCATGTTGGATAACCCCCTTGATGGAAGGACCTATATAAACAGAAACACCAGTGCTATTAGCACTGGTGTCCTTTACGGTATTATTTGATTTTCTTCTACTAGCCATTGGTATAATCCCTCTGCCAGTTCATCTCTGGCGGTTCTTCCTGGACGGATGGGATTTCCCAAACCGTCACTAACTCGCCTGCATAATATGGTTGTATATCCTCTTGATAGACGACTCTCTGTACATGACCGTCCTCATTCCCTGTATAGAGTCTGTAACGGTTATCGAGTAGAGGATACTTTAAAAAAGCAATCCTCATTGTCTCCATAAGATTAAGTAGCATCAGTGAGCCTTCCTCTGCATCTTCGTTATATACACAGAATATTGACCTTACTGTAATGATTGACTTGTTCCTTTTACCGGAACCAATCGTGTCATCACCTGTTACAATCTTGTGTAGGATATACGGTGCATACTTGGTCGCTGTGTGTCCATTAGGAAGCGACTGTCTGTACACATTGGCGGCTCTGTACTGTGATTCAGTTTCGCCTTTCTGAGGCTGAGTAGGAAAAATCATGTTCTCTGTCTGTGCAAGAGAGAACTCCTTTAATGCTTCAAGGAATGTTACTGTATCCATCTCTACCTCCAACCATTAAGCAAACGGTTAATTTCGTGTTCCATTCTCTGTTCAAACTTCTTAGAAGCGTCCTCTGCGAGCTTTTCAGCGACTTCTTCGTTACCGACCATCTGAGCAACAGACAGACCCATAATCTCGCTGATACCTGCACCATTTCTTTCAAAAA